CGTTGCGGCGCTGGGCCGACGCATACCAATGGCGTGAACGCCGGGAAGAGCTGGCACGGGCAGAGGTCGACATCCGCATCGATACGATCCGGAGCCGCGCCGCTATTCTTCGGCATCTCATCGAAGCTCAGGATGGCAAGGCTGCATCGCAGATTGCCTTCGCCGTCTCAAGCCTTGGAAATCTGGCGCTCCAGCGCGAAAAGGCGTTGCTCGCCGGAGAGATCGCCAACCCCGCCAAGCCTGAAAAGCCCGTGAAGGTATCCAGCCGAGCCGAGGCCATCGCCGTGCTGAAGCAGGCCGTGGAAGACAAGCTCGGCCTGCTCCTCTCGGACAAGAAGTACGTCACGAGCGACAGCGTCACTGACATCGCAAAGTGTCTCGCTCTGGTGCAGGAGCTGGAGGCCACGCTGCCCAAGGAAGAGGCCGACTCGAAGAAACATGGTGGCGTGTCAGCGGATATCGCCGAAAGGCTCGACAAAGCGTTGGGGCTGGTCAAATGAGCGACTTGGGAGTGTTGTTGCCGTATCAGCAGAGGTGGGTACTTGACGAATCGACCGTCAGCGTGTGGGAGAAGTCCCGCCGTATCGGTGCATCCTACGCTGAGGCTCTCAAGGCCGTGCGTTTCGCCATGCGCAACCGTGACGCCGGAGGACAGAGCACGTATTACCTTTCTTACAATAAGGAAATGACGCAGCAGTTCGTAAAGGACTCAGCATATTGGGCAAAAGTCCTTAATGCCGCAGTCAGTGATACGGAAGAGGTCGTGCTGCGGAATCCCGATGGGGACATCACCGTTTACCGCATCCGTTTTGCTTCCGGTTTCGACATCTGGGGCCTGCCGTCCGAGCCGCGTTCCCTGCGCTCGAAACAGGGGAGGGTCATTATCGACGAAGCCGCCTTTGTCGATGATCTCGCCGAGTTGATCAAGGCCGCGATGGCGTTGCTCATGTGGGGTGGGTCCGTCTCCATCCTGTCCACGCACAACGGCGAAGACAATGCCTTCAACGAATTGGTCAAAGACATCCGGGCGGGAAAGCGCGACTATTCCCTGCACCGGACGACGCTTGACGATGCCCTCGCCGATGGGCTGTACCGCAAGATCTGCCAGTCGCAGGGCAAGCCGTGGACGCGGGAGGCGGAAGCCCACTGGCGCGAGCGGCTCATCACGGACTACGGCGAAGGGGCGGACGAAGAGCTGTTCTGCATCCCGAACCGCTCATCCGGCGCGTACCTGACTTCGGCGATGATCGAAGCGTGTATGGCGGACGGTGTCCCCGTGCTTACGTGGACGCCTCCCGCCGAGGATTTCGTGGACTGGGACATGCCGCTGGCCGAGATGATTACTCGGCAGTGGCTGCGCGAGCACGTCGACCCGCTGCTTGCCGAGCTGCCCGCCGGGCGCAGTCACTTTGTCGGCGGCGACTTCGGGCGCTCCGGTGACCTCTCCGTCTTCTGGCCGGTCACGGAGCGGCAGGATCTGACGCTGGCCACGCCGTTCACGGTGGAGCTGCGGAACTGCCCATACCGCACGCAGCAGCAGATCCTCTTCCATATAATAGATGGGCTGCCCCGGTTTTCCGGGCTGGCGCTCGACGCCCGGGGCAACGGCAGCGCGCTCGCGGAGTTCGCCCGGCAGGAGTACGGCCCCGCGCAGGTGGAAGAGGTCATGATCTCGGAGAGCTGGTATCGCGAGACCATGCCGAAGCTCAAAAGCCGCATCGAGGACAAGACGGTGATCCTGCCGAAGAGCGCGGACGTGCTGTCCGACCTGCGGAGCCTCCGCGTGGTCAAGGGCGTGGCCCGCGTGCCCGACGCCCGGGGCAGGGACGCCACAGGGAAGCGCCACGGTGACGCCGCCGTCGCGCTGGCGATGGCCATCCACGCCCGGGAGAAGCTCGGCAGCGTCGAGCCGTGGAGCTGCGAGACCGTGGACGTGCTCGCTGGCCAGCGGTTTTCGTTTGAGGGGTTCTAGAAAAAAGGACAGAGTATGAAGCGACCAGAGTGGGCAAAAGCCAAGGTGCGACTTTACTTTTCGCGCTGCTGGATAGGGGAAGAGGATGGCGTCCCCGTGATTCAGGGTGTCACCGGCTTTCATGACTTTTTGCTTCTCCATGTCGATGTTCCCATCCATCAGTGGTTCATCCAGCCTTTTTTCAAGGAAGAAGGGTTCCCCCTCCGGATACTCGAAGTGTACGAAGGGGAGTAGCTGTCCGCTGATACCATAAGAGGCCCCGTAGAGGGGCCCTTCCAGAGAAGGAATGGATATTTTGCCTTATGCATCTGGTTATGATACCCCTGTACGAGCGGTTCAGCCGCATGGAAACGCACCGCAGCCGTGCAGGGGGCCGGAATGTTCTCTCTCTCTCTCTCTCTCTCTCTCTAAATAGCCATATTTTTCAGGTGGGTGCGTGATGGACAGCACCCTCCATTACGGTGACTGTCTGGAAGTTCTCCGTACCTTTCCCGACGCCTGCGTCGATCTGATCTACCTTGATCCTCCCTTTAATTCCAACCGGGACTACAACGCGTTCTTCGCACCGCCGAAGGATGGCGGGGCGAGTGCCCAGATCACGGCCTTTGAGGATACGTGGCACTGGGGCGAGCAGGCGCAGCGGGAGTTCGTCGAGTTGTTGCGGAATCCGGAGGGCGGCTCCGTTTCCGATATTCTGGCGGCGTTGAGGCAATTTTTGGGCGACAACGACATGATGGCCTATCTGGTGATGATGGCCAGCCGTCTTGTGGAGCTGCGCCGGGTGTTGAAGGATACGGGAAGCCTGTATCTGCACTGTGACCCGACCGCGAGCCACTATCTGAAGATTGTGCTGGACGGGATATTCGGCCCTGTCAACTTTCGTAACGAACTTATATGGAAGCGCTCTCAGCCTAAAAGTCATGTAAAAATCAATTTTCCAACGACGCATGATGTTATTTTACGGTATGCAAAAACGGATTTGGCACTATTCAACAAGATATACACAGAGTATAATCAGGAATATATAAATAAATTTTATCGCCATAAAGATGCTGATGGCCGTTTGTACCAGCTAGCGGATCTGACGAATCCCAATAGAAACAGGCCCAACCTTACCTATGAATTCCTGGGTGTCACGCGAGTCTGGAGGTGGACAGAGAAGCGGATGCGGGCGGCATATGATGAGGGGCGGATCGCACAGACCGAGCCGGGAAGTGTTCCCCGTTACAAGCGGTATCTGGATGAAATGCAGGGGCAGCCCATTACTGATCTCTGGGACGATATTGAACACCTGCACGGAACCCAGTCGGAATATCTCGGCTACCCCACGCAAAAGCCCGTGGCTCTTCTGGAGCGCATCATCAGGGCCAGCAGCAACCCCGGGGACGTGGTGCTCGATCCGTTCTGCGGTTGCGGTACGGCGATCCATGCGGCCCAAAAGCTCGGACGCAAATGGATAGGCATCGACGTCACGCACCTTGCCATTTCCCTGATCACGCAGCGTATCCGCAAGGCATTCCCGGATTGCGCCTTTCAGGTGTCCGGCGCCCCTAAAGATGTGGACTCGGCCCGATATCTTGCAGAGAGTTCCGGCCTTGAGGGGCGGTACCAGTTCCAATATTGGGCCTTGTCGCTCATTGACGCCTTGCCCGCGCAGGACAAAAAGAAGGGGGCGGACGGCGGGCTTGACGGCTTCATCTGGGCCTATGACGGTCCGAACGCGAAGAAGCCCTTCAAGATCGCCGTGTCTGTGAAGAGTGGAAAAATCCCGGCGAACCATATCCGCGAACTGGCAGGGTTGCTCAACACCAGTAAGGACAATACGCAAATGGCCTTCCTGCTCACGCTGGAGGAACCCAGCCGGAAGATGCGGACGGACGCCCTCGCCGCCGGGCACTACGAGTACCCCAACGGCAAGCGGTTCCAGTGCATCCAGATTCTGACCATCCGGGAACTGCTGGCCGGAGCCAAACCCGACTACTTGGACTACGGGGAGGGCAGAGCCATGAACAAACAAGCTAAACGCGAGGTCAAGCCGGGGCCGAAGCAGGCCAGCCTGATCTGACCCTTCTCATTTTGAGTGAAAAAACGGTGTCTCCGGACGCCGTTTTTTTTGTTTGCACAGCGTGCGAGGATTCCGGCACGGCCTCCGATTTTCGTCCATCATGGCGGGGATCGGAGGTTTTTTTATGGCAGACGGACTTTATCTCGCTGACGGCACGTTCCGGACTTTTTCCATCGAGTCGCTGACCACGGAGCTGGCCACGCGCCAGAACGCCGGGCTGTATCTCGGCGACGTGGGCGGGTGGCTCATGCAGCTACCAGATCCCGACCCCGTGCTCCGGAAGCGGGCGGAGGATGCCGAAGTGCTCATGGAGCTGGCGGCGGACGATCAGGTGACCACGGCGATGCTGGCCAGAAAGTACCGCGTCCAGAACTGTCAGCACTACTGTTTCCGCCCCGGCGCGCCGGACGGGAAGGACGCGGATGCGAAGGCCCGGCTCGTTCATGAGCGGTTCATGGCGGACTTGGAGCGCACCAACCTGCGCACGATCATCTCATCAATCCTTGATGCGCCGTTTTACGGCATGACGCCGCTGGAGCTGCTCTGGGAGCTTGACGGCGGCTGGTGGCACCTGCGGGACATCGTGGCCCGCCCGTACCACTGGTTCGCCTTCGACCAGCGGAACCGCCCGCTGTTCCGTGGCGCGTATGGCCAATCCTGCGCCGATCCCGTGCCGCTGCCCGAGTCGAAGTTCGTCATCGCCGTCCACCAGCCGACCTATGATAACCCCTACGGCCTGCGCTTGTTGTCCCGCTGCCTCTGGCCGGTCGCCTTCAAGCGCGGCGGGCTCCAGTTTTACGCGAAATTTGTCGAACGGCACGGGATGCCGTGGATCGTCGGCAATGCGCCGCCTCAAGCCAAGGACATGGAAAAGCGCGAGATAGTAGCCGATTTGGCGCGCATGGTGCAGGACTGTGTGGCCGTGATGCCCGCCGGGTCCGACGTGAAGTTCCTTTCCGCAGGGACCACGCAGGCGCAGCTGCATGAGGACTTTCTTGCCCGGCAGGATCGGGCCATCTCCAAAGTCCTGATGGGACAGACCCTCACCATCGAGACGGACGGCAAGAATTCCCTTGCGGCCACGGAAGCGCACAAGGGCGTCGCCGACGACATCGCGGAAGCGGACAAGGTGATGGTTGCCGACGTCTTCAACGAAATCTGTTGGGTATACGCGCGCGTGAATGTCGGGCCGGACGTACTCGCGCCGCTGTTCAGCTACGAGGAGCCGGAAGACCTGCTTTCAAAGGCCGACCTCGATCTCAAGCTCAAGTCCATGGGCGTGAAGTGGCTGCGGCCCCATCTGGAGGGCGACTACGGCCTGAAGCCGGACGAGTTCGATTTGGAGGGCGAAGGCACGCCGGTTGATGAGCTCGCCGCGGACAAGCCGCAACCGGACGAGAAAAAGGACAAGGAGAAGGACGACTCCGCCGAGGACACGGAGGATGCTGAGGACGAGAAGGGTAAAGACGACGCCAAGAAGAAAGGCCCGGACTTTGCCGCGCCCGACGATTTCACCAG